ATGAAGATCAAGGCTCGCCAGGACGCCCTCACCGGGGACCTGTTTGCCATTCCGCGCCCTGTTGCCCCCGTGGATGGGGCGATGAACTACCGCAAGACCGTCAGTGCGTTGGTCGGCGACATGCTCAACGGCGCTCGGGTCGCAGGGCTGGATCGGTATGAAGTGGCGGCCAAGGCCAGCCGACTGGCCGGGCGCGATGTATCCAAGGCCATGCTGGACGGCTACACCGCCGAGTCAAGAGACGAATTCAATGTGCCGCTGTGGCTGGCGCCGGTATTGGAAGTGGTCTGTGACAGCACCCAGCTGACGGAATGGCTCGCCGACGTACGTGGCGGCCGGTTCCTGGTGGGAGCGGCCACGTTGGATGCTGAAATCGGGCGCCGCAGCCGGGAGATGGATATTGCGGCGGCCGAGCTGAAACAGCTTCGCGAGCTGCGCAGGAGGGTCCGCTAGTGAAAAGACCTCAGCTCAATGCCGCCCAATCCATGGCGGAACACGGACCGGCCGCACCGTTGCATGGAGCATCTGATGCTCAAGCAACATCGGTATCCGCAGACAGTACACCGAGGGCACAAGCCAAGTCTGCTCGCGAGGAAATTGACGAAGCGTCCTCAACGCATATTCGGTCAATCCCAAAAGCAACGTTTGCTTCCCCTCAGGAAGCTGTCGCACATGCGCGAGCTCTTCGGCAGTACCGGGTGCAACGGGGGGCAGGGCTCGTCGTAGATCCTCAGTCGCTTCCCCGATCGCCGACCAGTGTTGCGGAAATTTCAGCCAAAGGCTTGCGCCATCGCTGCGCCGCAGTACTGCGCGCAGTAGCGCGAGTTCTCGACGAAGAGAAGTAGACGACATGAGCGTCATTGCCATGCCTTCAAAGAGGTCCCAAATGTCTTCAGCGGTAAATTCGTCGGCCATAGGCGACAAGTCTACCCACGCCGCGCCACTTTTCTGCGACCTGGCAGAAATTGCTGCAGCGATGGGGGTGACGAAGCGCGCGATGGAGATGCGCGCGAACAAGGAAAATTGGCCATTTGAGACCCGTGTCACTCGGGGCGGAAAGAAGCGCCACTTTTCCGTCGCATGCTTGCCTGCAGACATCCAGACCGCCTTGCTCCTGCGGCGCTCGCCAGTTATCACTTGTCGTCCCCCGGCGGCATGGACCGACGAACGCATTGCATCGGCGTGGCGCCGCTATGAGGCCGTACCCCAGGCACTGAAAGACGAAGCCGCACGCCGCCTGCGCGCACTTCAGGCCGTTGAATGCCTGGTTGCAGAAGGCCATCCCCTGATGGCCGCCCGGTCACATGTAGCCGCACAGCTGCAACGTGAGCAGGCGCGCGGAGTTAGCACCGCCAGCCTCGGTCGGTGGGCCGCTCTGGTCAGCCAGGTCGAAAAGCAGCACCGCCTCGCCCTGCTGGTGCCCGCCTATACCGCGACCAAGGCCAAAGCGGACATTCCCTCAGAGGCGTGGGACCTGTTCAAGGCGGACTACCTGCGCGTGGAGGCACCCAGCGCGCAGAGCTGCTACGACCGTCTTCAGCGTATCGCCGTCACCAAAGACTGGCCCACATTGCCCTGTGCAAAGACGTTCATGCGTCGAATCGAAGCGGAACTACCCCGCGCCGTGCTGGTGCTGGCCCGTGAGGGCCAGGAGCGATTCAATCAAACGTTCCCGGCACAGGAGCGCGACCGCAGCGTGTTCCATGCCTTGGAGGCCGTGAACAGCGACGGTCACAAGTTCGACGTGTTCGCTCGCTGGCCGGACGGCACGGTTGCGCGTCCCATCATGGTTGGCGTCCAGGATCTCTACAGCGGCAAGCTGCTGGGCTATCGCATCGCCGAGACCGAGTCCTCTGACCTTGCACGCTTCGCGTTCCGTGACGTGATCGAGCGCTACGGCATTCCAGGCAAGGTCTGGCTGGATAACGGCCGAGGCTTCGCATCCAAGATGCTGACCGGTGGCACCGCGAACCGCTTCCGCTTCAAGGTGAAAGAGGATGATCCGACCGGTCTGCTGACGGCGATGGGGTGCGAGATTCACTGGGCGACTCCGTATCACGGCCAGGCTAAGCCCATCGAGCGCGCATGGCGCGATCTGTGCGACCGGATTGCTAAGCATCCGGCATTTGCCGGCGCCTATACCGGTAACAAGCCCGACGCGAAGCCGGAGAACTACGGCAGCAAGGCCATTGCGCTGGATGAGTTCGTACGCGTCCTCAACGAGGAAATCGCGGCTCACAACGCCCGTGAAGGTCGCCGCACACGTACGGCGGCAGGTCGCAGCTTCGATGCCGCTTTCGAGACCAGTTATGCCCAGGCTACGATCCGCAAGGCGTCGCCCGAACAGCTGCGGGAAATGCTCCTGTCCACGGACGTGGTTACTTGCGACCGGCGAGATAGCAGCGTGCGCCTGGCTGGCAACCGCTACTGGAGCGACGCCATTGCACCGTTTGCGGGCCAGAAGGTCATGCTCCGCTTTGATCCCGAGCATCTGCACCAAGCCGTGCATGCGTACACCCTGGCCAACGTCTACATCGGCCAGCTGGACTGCATTGCCGCTGTTGGCTTCGCTGACACGGGTGCAGCTCGGGAACACGCCAGGGCCAAAAAGCAGTACCGCCAAGCGACCCGCAAGCAGCTGGACGCGGAGCGCCGGATGGAAGCGGCCAGCGTTGCCAACCAGCTCCCCGCGCCGATGCCCGAGTCGCTGCCGCCTGCAGGCGTGGTTGCGCCGCTGTTCGGTCGCCGCCAGTCGCCACGCGTGCAGGAAGCCGAGCCCGCCGAACGACTGCGCACAGGCACCGACGACAACGAAAGCGCATTCGTGTCGCTGATGGATCGCATGCAGGCCCAGCAGCGCCGGAACAGCCTGTGGACCACACCAGATGGGGAAGTCTGATGCAGAGCAACCCCGCAACAGGCTATCAGCGCAGGCAGGCCTACCTCCAACGCATCCGCAATGAAGGCTCGCATCCACTCCGTCACCAAGCCCAGGCCCGCTTCCGATCCGGCATAGACACCCGGACCAACCCCAAAGCAACGACCGCAGGCGGCGGCATTGCCCGCCTCAGATCGAAACTCGCCGCCCTGAAACGTCCGCCCCTTCCACCCGTTGCCCCGCTGCACCCGCACCAATCCGAGGAATCCCAAACGATGAATCTGGCCGTGACTCCGATCACCCCCGAAGAACTGTCGCCGGAGCAGCTCGCCGATCTGCGCGAGCGTCTCCGCATCACGCTGGAAGAAGACAAGAACCTGAGCCAGGCCCGGCTGGCTCGCGAAGCCGATATCAGCAGCGCCACGCTGTCGCAGTTCTTGGGCGGCACTTACGCGGGCAACCTCCAGAACGTCGCTCGCAAGCTCATCGGCTGGCTCAACGTACGGGACGAGCGCATCAGCAGCGGCAAGCTGCCCGAAGGTCCTGAGTTCATCGCCACGCCGACCAGCGAGAAGCTGCGCGCCGTGCTGCAGTACGCTCACATGGCAGGCGACATCGCGGTGATAGCTGGTGGCGCGGGGCTGGGCAAGACCGTCACGAACAAGCGCTATGCAGCTGTGAGCCCCAACGTCTGGCACGTCGAGCTGACCCCGGCCACGGGCGGCGTACTGACCTGCCTGCAGGAAATTGCCGCCGTCATGGGTCTGCGTGACCTAGTCAACACCGCCGCCTACATCCAGCGCGCCATCTTCCAGAAGGTGCGCAACACCAGCGGCCTGCTGATCCTGGATGAAGCACAGCACCTGACTGTGCAGGCGCTGGACATGGTCCGCGCCATCAACGATCAAACCAGCATTGGCCTTGTGTTGTGCGGCAATGATCGCGTTATCACGCAGATGACGGGCGGCAATCGCGCCCCGTTCCTCGACCGCCTGTATAGCCGGGTTGGCAAGCGCCTGGTCATTCACAAGGTGGTCAAGGGTGACGCAGACGCAATTATCGATGCCTGGAACATTGCCGACGCTGGTTGCCGCGACCAAATCCGCCAGATCGCCGACCTGCCGGGCGCGCTGCGCGTGCTGAACAAGGTGCTGCGCCTTGCTTCGATTTACTCCCAAGCCAAGAACGAGCGGATCTGCTGCGAGTCCATCCGCTACGCCGCCAAGGAACTGGGAGTCATGGTGTGACCAGGTCCATCTTCCACATCACAGCCGACCTGGTGTCAGCCGTCGGCGGCATAGCCAGGCTCGCATCGCCCGAGGCATTGCCGGCACGCTGCCTGATCGTCCAGCGCTGCTACGCGCTGGCCACCCCATTCGATTCGCTGACCATCGGCCAGTTGCTGCAGTGGAGCAATGAAGCCATCGCAAGCGCCGCTCAAACGGCTCATACGGACAACCAGGAGCGTATCCCGTGAACGCCATCGCCAAGAACTGCACCACCATCCAGCACCAGCTGGCCACCGCGCTGGAGGCTATCAATGCGCTGGCCGACAAGGGCCTCACAGCGCGATCAGTCTCGATCACGGGCGCCCGACCCGTGATCGTCATTGACCGCCCACGCGGCGACTCCCTGGTGGGCGCCCAGCACATCCGCGAGCGCAAGGGCGAACTGGTGACCCGCACGAAGATGGCAACGCCCTTCCATGGCTGCCAGGTGGAGTGGGATGTCTGCCAGTCCACTCTCTCGTCCGAGCTGCATTGAGGTTGGCCCCATGAACGATACGCCGCTGCCTGATCCTCTCGACGCCGATGAGCTTCCGCCATGGCTGGGCGAACGCTACCGAGACCGGCTGTGGGAACGGTTTGCACAGGAGACAGGGCCGCTGGAATAGCGCTACGCCGGCCAATTGATCACGTAATGGAGACCGACATGACAAGCACCACTCTACCCGCCGGCTACCGGCAGGACGCCAAGGGGAATCTGATCCCCGAGAAGAACATCCGCCCCATTGACCAGGCCCGCGACGAACTGGTGCAAGAGCTTGCCACCGAGGCCAAGCGCCTGCATGCGTTGCTGTCAGCGTTCAAGCTGCGTGCACACGCTGATATCGAGGCATTCATTCAGCTCAGCGCGGAACAGTACCGGGTCGCCATCGGCGGCAAGAAGGGCAACGTGACCCTGCTGTCCTTCGATGGCCGCTACAAGATCATCCGGCAGATTCAGGAGAGCATCCGCTTCGATGAGCGGTTGCAGGCCGCCAAGGCACTGATCGATGACTGCCTGACCGAGTGGACCGTGGATGCCTCGCCGGAGATTCGGGCGATCATCAACGATGCCTTCCGGATGGACCACCAAGGCAACATCCGCACCGGCCAGGTGCTGCAGCTGCGCCGCCTCAAGATCGACGATGAACGCTGGGTGCGTGCGATGGCTGCCATTGGCGAGGCCGTCCAGGTGGTGGGCAGCAAGTCCTATGTCCGCGTCTATGAGCGGGACGACAAAGGCGCCTACCAATCCATCACCCTTGACATGGCGGGAGTGTGACATGCCCAGCACTGAAACCAACATGCAGCTACTGGAGCTGGCACGCGATATCGCCGACCGCACCGCACGCTGCGATATCGAACTGTTTGCAAAGGACGCCTGGATTGACGGCATTCAGCACTACGACACCACGGTTCCGCGTGGCTTCGATGTGGATGTGACCGTGGTGCGTGAAGCCGTGGACTATCTGGATCTGCGGGGCGACGTGTTCCCTTGGCGTATGGAGCGCCACCAGGCATGCGCTGAGCTGGTGCGATTTGTGGACAAGTCCACTGATACGAATCAGGTTGAGGGCTGATCGATGACCCGCGAACAAGCCTTGCGCAAGATTCAGGCGTGCCTGCGTCTGGCGGCGTCCTCCAACGCTACCGAGGCAGCAACCGCGTTGCGTCAGGCGCGTGCATTGATGGACCGCTACGGCCTGACCGAAGCAGATGCTGCCAGCAGCGAAATCGGCGATGCCGAGGCCACGACAGGCTTCCGTGGTGACGAGCTGCCCCTATCCTTGATGGCTCTTGCCACGGTGGTGGCTGACGGGTATCGCTGCCGGGTGATCGGCAGTCAGCAGCGCAGCACGACCTGGCGGGGAGACGAGTTGTCCCTGCAACGGCGTACCGTGGTGCGATTCCTCGGTGCCGGCGCCGATCCGCAGATCGCCGCCTATGCCTTCACCGTGTTACGCCGTCAGCTGCAGAAAGACAAGCGTAAGCACGTATCCCGCGTGCGTAAGCAAGCTAACCGCGAGCGAAGGGCCGAGGAGTTTGCATTGGGCTGGGTCACCGCCGTCAGGCGGCTCTTCCCAAGCGCCGAGCTACCCGAAAGGCGTGCCGCTGCCATCGAGCAGGCCCTCAATCAGCGCTATGGCGAGCTAACCCAAAGCACTGGAAAGCAGTTCAAGGGAGGTCGCGTCAAGCCAGACGACTTCGATAGTGGTTTCGACGCCGGTCGCGGAGCCTACGTCAATCAAGGGTTGGCCGAGGGCCAGGCCAAGCTGGAGCATCTGCCATGACCGTCAGTTCCGTAGAACGGCGCCAGATGGCCAAGATCAAGATTGGGCAGAAGGCGCTACGACTGGACGATGACACATATCGCGCCCTGTTGGTGCGCGTGACCGGGGTAACCTCCTGCGGGCAGATGACCTTCCTCCAGCGGCAGACTGTGCTGGCGGAAATGAAGCGCTTGGGCTTCAAGCCCTCCGCCGACAAGGCCCATCCGGGCCGGCCGACCAACGCCGACCAGGTCTCGATGCTCGGGAAGGTCGAAGCCCTGCTCGCCGACGCTGGCCGCCCGTGGGAATACGCCCGCGCCACCGCTGAGCGCATGTTTGGCGTCCAGCGGCTGGAGTGGCTGCGCCCTGCGCAGCTGCATCGACTGGTGGCTGCCCTGCAGATCGACGCGAACAGGAGGAAGTGATGTCCGACGATAAGATCATCCAGGCATTCCCACAGCGCGGGCAACTGCCGGACAATCCGGTTGAGCTGATTGAAGACCGCTGGCGGTACTGCCAGCACGCTTCGATTCGTATCATCAAGGATGATCGCCAGGTGGTGTGCCGACAGTGTGGCGCGACGCTCGACCCATTTGACTACCTGCTTAACGAGGCCCGCGCCATCGCCCAAGGATGGCAACGCCACCGTGAAGTGCTGGCGCAATGCGCCCAGCGTCGGGAAGAGATTGCCAAGCTGGAGAAGGAGAAGCGGCGTTTGCAAGGACAGGTGCGCACGCTGAAGAAGCGGGCCGACGAAGTCACGCTGGACGTGCGGAGGCCTTTGTAGTGCGCGCAACCTGCCCCGATTGCGGCGCTCAAGCCCACCTGTCGGCCTTCTTCGTCGAGGACGATGGCAAGCGGCTGGCGGTGCTGCTGGCGGACATGCAGCCCGAACTGGGGCGGGCGGCGCTGGGCTACCTCGGACTGTTCAAGCCAGTGAAGACCGCCCTGCGTCTGGCACGCGCCGTCAAGTTGCTGCAGGAACTGTCTGCCCTGGTTGCCACCGGGACGGTCTGTCGCGATGAGCGCAATGGTGTCCGCCGTCCAGCGACGCCAGGCCAGTGGGCCGCTGGGATCGAGCAGATGCTGTCGCAGCGCGCTGCATTGAGCCTGCCTCTGGACAGCCACAATTACCTGCGCGCCGTGGTGTTCGGCCTGGCCGACAAGGCAGACGCTGCTGCCGAGCGCCAGCGTGAAGCGGACGCGCGCACCGGCCGTCACCTGGCGCCTGTGCCTTCCGACGCCGCTTCGGAGCAGGAACGAAAGCTGGAAGACGCGCTGTACTACATCCAGCAGCAGCTCGGCTACGGCGCCATCACCGCCGAGCAGGCAGAGCAGCAGCGCGAGGCGGCCCACCGGAAGCATCGAGGTGACTCATGAGCGACATGTTTGGCGAGGATCGGGACGTTGACCCGGACAAGGCGTTGGCGGCAGTGGGCGTTCCCCGCACCTATCGCTGGCAGGGAACCTTGCAGGACATGCTCAGCGCCGTACGCTTGGCGATGCAGCAGCAGCGACTGGACGATTCGGTCATTGATCGCGCCGCCGAAGCGGTTGTGATGCAGCTGTGCGATACCCTGGGTGGGCAGATCACCTACCTACCGCGAGGGGTGGCAATCCGGCGTGCCCTACGCAACGCCCGCATCTATGCAGACTCTCAACGCGGCGCCATGCCGCATGAGCTGGCTACGCGCTACCGCATGTCGATCCAGAACATCTATGACATCATCGCTCGCCAGCGGGCGCTAGCCCGGCGAGCCGAACCCGATTTGTTCGGGTTCGATGATCCATGACCAAGTGCCATCTGCTGCACCCAATGAACCCCGCTTCGGCGGGGTTTTTTCTTACGAAAAGCTGAAACACACATCTGCTCGCGCCCGCGCAATCTGTGCAGGCAGGGCAACGGTGGTGAAACGTTGAGGCGCGCCGCGCACCCCTGCCCACTGCCGGTGGCGGGTCTGCTCGCCGCCGGCTCCTTTGCAGGAGCTGCGCATGTCATCGTTGAAATCTGCTGTATCCCGCACGTTAGACCGAATCGGCTACGTGTGGTTGTGGGTTGCCATCAGTCTAGTGCTGCTGGCCTTTGTGGTACCGCTGAATCCGGCTAAGGCCGGCGCCTATCTGTGGGCAGTGAGCAAGATCGCTGCTGGTGGCGCGCTGGGCTATGGCTTTGACTGGGCCTACTTCCGTGGCGGTGACCCCGCCAAGCTTGAGGGCATTGAACGCTCGATGGCGCAGGCGCGCAGGGCCACCATCGTGGCAGCCGCCATCATTGGTGTGGGGCTGATCGGATGAACTGGCGACTCTGCCTTTCTGCGCTTGTCGCCGGCCTGTTGCTGGTCGCTATGCCGGCCTTGGCTGCCAGCCGTGTGGTGATCCCGGAAGCCTCGGCCTTGCATCGCCATCGCGTTGAACAGGTGGTCGCCGATGTGTGGGGCGTCAACGGCTCCCCAGCACGGCTGGCTGCTCAGTTGCACCAGGAGAGCGGTTGGCGGATTAGGGCCCGCTCACCGGTAGGCGCGCAAGGAATTGCCCAGTTCATGCCCGACACGGCTCGCTGGATGGCACAGCGCTTTCGTACCCAGCTCGGCCAGTTCGATCCATGGGACCCTGTGCAGGCAATTCACGCCGCCGCGTTGTATGACCAGTGGCTGCTGGAGCGCGTTCAGCCCATCGGCTGGACATCACTGAGCGAGTGCAGTCGCTGGGCCTTTGCCCTGCGCGGGTACAACGGTGGCGAGGGATGGTTGCTGCGCGAACGTGGCCTGACCATCGCGGGACGTGCCGACGCCAATGATTGGCGGCAGGTCGAGCGCTTCCGCGCCCGTGGTCCTGGACCCCACGCCGAGAACATTGCCTATCCGCGCCGCATCCTGCTGACGCTGGAGCCGGCCTACATTGCCGCCGGCTGGCCGGGCACTGCAGTGTGCCCATGAAGATCAGCGCCCACCTGATGCTGTGGCTGGCCATCGCTGCAGCGGCCTTCGCAGGCGGCTGCTACTGGCAGGGCGGACTGAACGCCCGAAGCGAGAATCGCCAGCTGCGCGACAACCTGCAACAGCTGTCTCAAACCGCCGATGCCCTGCGCCAAAACGCCGTACAAAGCGCCTTGAACTATGACGCGGCCGTCCGTCGCCTGGATGAGGTGGCTCGCGCCCGGGAGGAAGACCGTGAACACATTCGACAATGGGCTGCCGACCAGCAACAGGCACTGCAGGCGCTGGCCCGCGCTCAGCCTGAGCTGGGCAAGCGTGCTGGTGCTGGCGTCCTGCAGCACTGGAACCGCAGTAATGCCGGCCCAGACGCTGCCGATTCCGCCCCCGCCGACGCTGCCGGCCAACCTGGTGCAGCCGTGCCCGGCGCTACCGGCGGTGTCCAGCGACGAATGGATCGTGCTGATCGCCAACCACGACCAGGTGAGCGCGCAGTATCACGACTGCCGCAGTCGAATGGCACGGCTGCTGGATGCAACCCAGCAGTGGCGGGTCACCGCTTGGCAGTGGTACTGCGCAGCGGTGCGCGATGCCGGCCTATCGGTGGAGCGCTGCCCGCATGAACGCCCAACGATCCACGCCCCCAGCAATCCCGGTGCGCGATCTGATCAAGCTGCGCGATGAATACCGGGCGATGGCGGCCCGCATGGTGGTTGCCGAGCGTAGCAGTCGTGATCCCAACGCGGTGGATCGCCTGCGCGCCCAGGCACGCGCCTTCAACGGCTGCATTGCCGATCTCACTGACCTGATCGAAGGAAGGAAACACCCCAGTGATCGACGCTGCTGATCGCGCTGCCGCAGATGAGGCCCGTGCCTGGGAACTGTTCCAGCAAAGCCGCCCCTCGCTCGACGCCATTGCACCCGCCCACCTGGATTGCGTGGACTGCGGCGAGCCGATCCCGCCGGAGCGACTGCAGGCCCTGCCACGTACGCGCCGCTGCCGGCCCTGTGCCAGCGAGGTAGAACGCCGATGAACGGAGCTTCGATCAATGATCTGGTCATCGGCGGATTGATTTTGCTACTCGCCATTGGGCTGGCCAATCTGCTGATCGGCGTACTGCTGTGGTGGCGCCATGTCGGTCTGGTCGCCCGCGTGACCCGGCTGGAGGTGTACCGCGAGCAGGCCCTGACCCATACCGATGTACGCCAGGTCTATGAGCGCCTGTCGTCCATGGAGGGGCAGCTACAGACCACCAACCGGCTGCTGCAGACCGTCCAGCAGCATCTTCTGGAGAACGAATGATGAACATGCCTTTTGCCCAGCGCCTGCGCGAGGACCGCCGCCTGGTGCTGCTGCGCCTGCTGCACGAGCAGCGCGGTTACATGGCCAACTCTTCCGTCCTGCATGCGGGCCTGCAGTTCATGGGCGTGGCCAGCACTCGGGATGACGTGCGCACCGACCTGGCCTGGCTGCAGGAGCAGGCATTGGTGAGCCTGTCCGAAGCGGTGCCCGGCGTGCTGGTGGCCACCCTGACCAGTCGCGGCGGCGATGTGGTGGCCGGTCAAGCCATTGTTCCTGGCGTCAGCCGCCCCAGCCCGAAGTGATGCCATGAGCAAGCGCCGTGCGAAATCCAGCATCAGCCGGTTGCCGGCCGAGCAGCGCGCCTGCGTCGAGCGCATGCTGCGTGAGGATCGGCTGACGCTGGATGAAATGATCGCCGAGCTGCAGCGACAGTTCCCTGGAGAACCGGCCGCCGAAGTCTCGCGCTCGGCCCTGCATCGCTACGAGCGTGGCTTTGCTGAACTGACTGCGCGCATGCGCGAGATCGAGACCGTCTCCAATGCGGTCATCGGCGAGCTCGGTGAAGGAGTGGGCGAGAAGGCCGGCGCCTTGCTGGCACAGGCTGTCACCACCTTGGCAACCAACGCAGCCCTGCAAGCGCACGGCAATGATGAGATCACCATCGACGAGATTCGCAAACTGGCCCGCGCGGCCAAGGATGCAATGGATACTCAGCGGGTGGGCGTCAACCTGCGCAAGGCCATCGCCGAGGAAGCCCGACAGGCCCTGCTGCGTGAGCAGTCCGAGCGGCTGGACAAGGTGGTCAAGACAGAGGGCCTGTCCGAGCAGACCGCAGCGGACATGCGCAAGAAAATTCTGGGAATCGGCTGATGATCATCGCCAAATCCAAACCTATCCGCACGGCTCCCGCAAAGACCGCCTTGGCCCAGGCGTTAGCAAGCACCGAGGCAAGCAGCGGCGATCTGCTGGAACAGGAACTGCCGGCCAGCCTGGCCAACGAGGTCAACTGCGCCATCGACGCGGTCCTGCTCAAGTATCAGCAGGACTGGGTTGCCGACGACAGCGACCTCAAGATCGCCGAGAAGAGCCGCCGCATCGGCCTGACCTGGGCGGAGGCCTCCGACAACGCGTTGGTCGCGGCCCGGTCACGCCAGGCCGGTGGCATGAACGTCTATTACATCGGCTACAACATGGACATGGCCATCGAGTACATCGAGGCCTGTGCGATGTGGGCGCGCGTGTTCAACGAGGCCGCCAGCGAGATCGAGGAAGGCGAGGAAGTCTTCAAGGAAGGCAACGACGAAAAGGCGATCAAGACCTATACGATCCGCTTTGCCTCGGGTTTCCGGATCGTCGCCCTCAGTTCACGCCCGGCAAACCTGCGCGGCAAGCAAGGCGTGGTGGTGATCGATGAGGCCGCATTCCACGGCCAGCTCGATGAATTGCTCAAGGCGGCGCTGGCGCTGCTGATCTGGGGCGGCAAGGTGCGGGTGATCAGCACCCACGATGGTGATCAGAACCCGTTCAACGAGTTGATCACCGAGGTGCGCGCCGGAAAGCGCAAGGGCAGCATCCACCGCATTACCTTCGCCGACGCAGTCACCCAGGGCCTGTACGGGCGTGTCTGTATGCGCAAGGGTGAAACCTGGGACATCGACAGCCAGGCCACGTGGGTCGCCAATGTGTACGCCTTCTATGGCGATGCCGCCGAGGAAGAGTTGGATGTTGTGCCTTCGCAAGGCTCCGGTGCCTGGCTGACCACCGCGCTTATCGAAGCACGCATGACCGCCGCCCCCGTGCTGCGCTACACCTGCCCACCGGGATTTGAACAGCGCTCCGATGGGGACCGTTTTGCCGTCATCCAGGAGTGGTTGGACCTGGAAGTGTTACCGCTGCTGGAGGCCCTGGACCCGGAGCTGGACAGCTTCTTTGGCCAGGACTTCGGCCGCAGTGGTGACTTGACCGTACAGGTGCCGGCACAGATCGATCAGCAGCTGCGCCGCCGCGTGCCCTTCATCCTGGAGCTGCGCAACATGCCGCATCGACAGCAGGAGCAGATTGGCAAGTACGTGCTGCACCGGCTCCCCCGGTTCCGCAAGGCGGCCATCGACGCGCGAGGCAACGGCCATGCCGTGGCCGAGTTCCTGGCGCAGGAGTTTGGTTACAACCGCGTGGAGTTGGTGATGCTCACCGAAGGTTGGTACCGCGAGCAGATGCCCCCGGTTAAAACGGCCTTCGAAGACGACACCATCGCCGTTCCTCGGGACCGCGACACCCTGGCCGACCTGCGCGCGATCAAGGTCATCAAGGGTGTTGCCCGCATCCCCGACCGCAAGACCACCGGCAAGGACGGCGGCCAACGCCACGGCGATGCCGGCATCGCCATCGCCCTGATGCACTACGCCAGCCGCCAGGACGTTGAAATCATCGACTATCACCGTGTCAAACCCCGCGATGACAGCCATCCGCGCAGCGTACGGCGCGGCGGTGGCTGGCGCTGCGTGAAAGGACTGTAATCATGAGTACCTCCCGCCTGCTGGATCAGTTCGGCCGCCCCATCCAGTACGACGTGCTGACCGAGGAACTGGCCGCGCCCCGGCTGGCCAGCATCCGATCAATCTGGCACCCGTCCGTCGCCAATCACCTCAGCCCCGGCCGTCTGGCCGGTGTGCTGCAGGCGGCAGCCGATGGCGATGCCCGCGACTACCTGACCTTGGCCGAGGAAATGGAAGAGCGCGATCTGCACTACGCGTCGGTCCTGGCCACACGCAAGCTGGCAGTGGCCGGGCTGGATGTGCGGGTGGAAGCGGCCAGCGATGATACCGCCGACGTTCGTCACGCCGATGCCGTGCGCGAACTGGTGCAGGCGCCGGAGTTCGGTGAGCTGTTGGCGCACCTGGTCGATGCGCTGGGCAAGGGCTACGCGGTCGGGGAAATCCTCTGGGATCGCAGCGGCAAGACCTGGCAGCCCGACCACTACGCCGAGCGCGATCCGCGCCATTTCCGCTTTGACCGCGAAACCGGGCGCGAGCTGCGGCTGCTAGATGCCAGCGACCTGGTCAACGGCATTCCCTTGGCGCCGTACAAGTTCATCGTGCATACCCCGAAGATCCGCAGCGGCCTACCGATCCGGGGCGGCCTGGCGCGCCTGGCAGCGGTGGCCTACATGTGCAAGGCCTGGACTTGGCGCGACTGGATGGCCTTTGCCGACGTGTTCGGGCTGCCAATGCGCGTCGGCAAGTACGGCCCTGGCGCCAAGCAGGAGGACATCGACAAGCTGATCGCAGCGGTGGCCAACCTGGGCAATGATGCGGCAGCGGTGATGCCCGATTCGATGCGCATCGAGTTCCAGCAGGCGGTCCAGACCGCCGGGTCCGGCGAGTTCTTCAAAGGCCTGGCCGAGTGGTGGGACCGGCAGATCAGCAAGGCGGTCATCGGGCAGACCATGACCGCCGACGATGGCGCCAGCCTGGCCCAGGCGCAGGTGCATCAGCTGGTGCGCCTGGACCTGCTCACCGCCGACGCCAAGGCATTGTCCAACACCCTGCAGCGCCAGCTGGTGCGGCCGTTCATCGACCTCAACTACGGCCCGGGGCGCTATCCGGCGCTGTCCCTGATTGTGCCCAAGCCGGAGAACACCAAACTCCTGATCGATGGCCTCACCCAGCTGGTGCCGCTAGGGTTGCAGGTCGAGCAGAGCGTGGTGCGCGACAAGCTGGGGCTGCCCGATCCGGACAAGGGCGCCGTGCTACTGCAGGCGCCGGCCAGCGCACCCGCGCTGAACCACCAGCGCGCCCTCAATGTCGAGGATGCCGCCGCGCCAGGTCGCGTGGCGGCCATCGCCACCCAGCTGGATCGGCAGCTCGGCACCAGCACCGATGCCTGGTTGGAGCAGGTCCGCCAATTGGTCCAAGAGGCTGACAGCCTGGATGCCGTGCGTGACGGCCTGATGGCGCTGCAGTCGGAACTGGACCTGGACGCCTTCGCCACGGGCATGCGCGATGCGCTGGATGCGGCCCAGGCCGCTGGCCGCTTTGACCTGCTGCAGGAGGCTAGCCTTGGCTGACGTGCGCGGCATCAGTGTGCCTTTCCGGGAACAGGCCGAGTTCTGGCGGCGTAAGGTCAACGTACCTACCGCCAGCTGGCGCGACCTGCAGCGAGGCGACCACGCGCATGGCTTCATGGTGGCCGGGGCCGCCCGCCTGGACCTGCTCGACGATCTGCGCAAGGCGGTCGATAAGGCGATTCTGGACGGCGGGACGATTGCCGACTTCCGCCGCAACTTCGACGCCATCGTGGCCCGCACCGGCTGGCAGTACCAGGGCGGGCGCAACTGGCGCACCCGCATCATCTACACCACCAATGTGCGTAGCGCCTACATGGCCGGCCGCTGGGCGCAGATTCAGGCTATCAAGCACCGCCGTCCGTTCCTGCAGTACGTCCACAATGACTCGGTGCGCCATCCGCGCCCGGAGCACCAGTCCTGGAATGGCAAGGTACTGTCCGTGGATGACCCATGGTGGTCTACCCATTTCCCGCCCAACGGCTATGGCTGCCAGTGCACGGTGACCACGTTGGCCCGGCGCGATCTGGATCGGATGGGCATGGATGGACCGGATGCCGCCCCGACGGCCACTGACGATGCTGACGGGCTTGATCCCGGGTTTGACTACAACGTTGGTGTTGCCGCCAGCTCGGTGCCGGCGGCACTTCGCTTTGGGCAGAAGGTCATGCAACTGCCACCGCCCTGGCGTACTCAGGCCCTGGACGATGCTCAGCGCCGCGCCGCCGACACCTTTGCCGACTGGGCCATCGTCCTGCGCCGCGCCCTAACCAGCCCAGCCACGACACCGTTGCAGCGACCGGTTGGATTCCTCCGCCCAGCGGTGGTCCAAGCGCTTACCGATCTTCCCGCCAGTGCTGTTCTGCTGGCCGACGATCTGGCGCTGCGCGCCACGGCGCCGGACCTGCTGGAAGCATTGCCGGCCTGGCTGGCTGCCCCGGACACCCAGGTGTGGCAAGCCCCACCAGGCTCGGCATTGATCTTCGTGCGCCGGCTGGCCAATGGCAGCCTGGTCCGAATACGCTTTGCCAACTCGGTCCAGGGCTACCAGTTGCAAGGGGCTGAACAGATCGATGCCGCGACGTTGCGCCGCGCCGGTTATGTCCGGCTCAACGGGGAATCCTGATGGCCGGGGCCCGGCTGGATATTGTGGCGGACGAAGGGCAGCTGGGCCGTCAGCTGCAGCAGCTGATCGAGCGTGCCGGTGATCTGGGTGATGCCTTGGGCGAGATCGGCGAGATCGTCACCGCCAGCACCCAGGCCCGCTTCGGTCAGGGCGTAGATCCCAGCGGCAGCCCCTGGGCGCCGCTGGCAGCCAGCACCTTGGCGCAGAAGAAGGGACCCGGCACCTTGCGCGAATCCCTGCACCTGCAGGGCAGCATCCGCTACCAGGTCGAGGGCGAGGCCGTGCGCATTGGCACCGATGTGCCCTACGCGGCGGCCCACCAGTTCGGGACGCCGGCCTGGGTGATCCGCCCCCGCAATGGCAAGGCGCTGGCGTGGCCCGGGGCGGCTCATCCCGTCAAGCAGGTCAACCATCCCGGCTTACCTGCTCGCCCCTTCCTGGGCCTGTCCACCGAAGATGAGGACAACATCCTGGCCATGCTGGCCGACTACCTGGCCGGTGTCTGAGCGCCGCTCGCTGAAACGGCCTGTACGGCCCGCTGTGACCCCGGGGCGCGGCCACCGTACGACAGGACACCCGCCCGGACCCTGTGCGACGATTTAAAGGGCTTTTAAACGCGCTAGGGTGAGGGTGCCTCGGGTTGCTACACTTCGCCCCGATGGATCACGGTGCAATGGAGCACGATGCAATGGAGCAACACTGACGTGACGGATATGGCACAGCACGCCCGCTTCCACCTTGTATATGACGGCCCGGCCCTGGTGCAGCACCAGATGGACGTGCGCGCCCTGGCGCCTGCGCTGCTGGCCATGGGCGACCTGGTCGAGCGTGCCAACGAGCTGCTCAACGGCAGTCAGGCCAAGGTCTCCGTCAACGTGCATGCCTCGTTTAAGTCCGGCTCGTTCGGCATCGACCTGGAACTGGCCCAATCGTTGTGGCAGCGGGCACTGGACTTTGCCAATAGCAATCCGGTCACCGGCATCCTGAGCATCGTTGGGTTGCTCGGCATCGGCAAGTCCACCTGCACCGGCCTGGTGCAGGCCATCGTCTGGCTGCGTGGCCGGGGCGTGAAGCGTATCGATCCCATCAGCGACGGCGTGGTTCGCCTTTACGTCGATGAAGAGCATCTGGACATCGAAGAGCGCGTCCTGCAGCTACTGCAGGACTACCGGGTCCGTCGTGCCCTGGAAGGTGTCATTGCCGATCCGCTCGGCAAGGACGGTATCGACACGGTTGCGGTGGTCGATCAGAAGGCCAAGCAAGTGGTGGTATCCATCGACCGAAATCAAGCGGCGTTCTTCAAGGCGCCCAATCCGGAAGAAGAGACCCTGCAGACCGACGAGTACATCGCCACCTTGCAAGTGCTGACGCTGGCCTTCCAGGATGGCAACAAATGGCGCTTCACCGAGGGCGGCGGCAACACTTACTTTGCCGTGGTGCTCGATGAGGGCTTCCTGAGCCGGGTGCATCTGAACCAGGAGCAGTTCGCCAAGGACGACATCATCAAGGCGCGCATCCGCCGCACACAGCGGCTGACCAAGGATGGACTGAAGGCCGATTACGAGGTGATGGAAGTACTTGAGCACCGCAGCGCGTCACCCAAGGTGCAGCTGCGAATGGATTTCGGTGGCAACCCGCCAACTGAGTAATTTCTGGCATCGAGCTACTGAGGCCAAGTAAGTTGGGCTGAAAGATCAGGAGATCATCCTATGGCAACACGGTTTTCCAGACGCCGGGCCGACGGCACGGTGGTCTACTACGATTCGGAGGCGGCCATGCAGGCCGATGCGGAGCCCATGCCGGGCCTGTTCGACTTCAGCTGGCTCTGGGCTGTGGTCGGCTTCTTCGTCTCCGTCATCGTGGTCTGTGTCTCCGTATATGGCTTTGACCTTGCCCAAAGCTGGCCTAAGTGGCTGCGCTTCCTGGGCATGCTGAGCGCAGTTGCCGCCGGGACATATCTGCTATCCCGTGTTGGCCAGTTGCTGTTCTATTCGTTTTGGGTGCTGGTCGCCGTGGGCATTGTGCTTGCCGTTGTCGGTGCCGCAGTCGCTTTTATCTGGAGCGTGGCCTGAGATGGATGCGATTTCAGCTGACCTCCCTGCACAGGCGTTGGACGAGCTGCGCCGCGCGGCGGGACGTTATCGTGATCTCTACGGCGATGCCGGCCTCAACCTGATGGGCGAAGACCTGTGCAGGATCGTTGCCTACGAGGTGGCAGGCGACGCAGCTTGGGCTAACCTGGTAGCCCATCTTCAGCGCATCAGCGGCTAGCAACTACCTTACATCCCGCTGAAACTCACTTCCCACGTGCGGCGGCCACCATGGCCGCATGCACCGCATCGCGCTCAACACCGACCTATCCAGCGTCTCCGGCCAAACGCCACCGGACTGGGTTGAACTGATTCCGGCCGGCCCCAGCGTCATCGGCCGTGATGGTCGCCGCTGGCTGTTCGATGACGCCGCCGCCCGCAACGTCGTGGACACGTTCCGGGCCCGCCAGGTCGACCTGGCCATCGATTGGAACCACGCCTTGCAGCTGGCCGCCCCCAACGGCGGCCCCTCACCAGCGGCCGCCTGGATTCACGAACTTCAGCCGCGCGACGGCGCCCTGTGGGGCCGAATCAGCTGGACCCCGCGCGGTGCTGAGGATTGGGCTGGGCGTGCCTATCGCTATCTATCCCCCGTGTTCGATTACGAGCCCACCAGTGGCCGTATCTCCGCACTGGTCTCTGCGGCGCTTACCAACACCCCGAACCTGCACCTGCAGGCGCTCAACTCCCAGGAGTCTTCCACCATGACCCGATCCACCGCCCTGACGGCGGCGATCACGGGTGCGCTCGGCCTGAACGCCGAAGCCTCCGATGATGCCCTCGCCGCCGCCATCAACCAACTGCAGGCCACGGCCCTGAACAGCCAGCAGCCGTCGCTGGACCGTTTCGTCCCGCGCGCCGACCACGATGCCGTTGTGGCCCGCGCCACCAACGCCGAGCAGAAGCTGACCGCCTTCCAGAAGGAGCAGCACGACACTGCCGTTTCCGCCGAGATCGACAGCGCCCTGAAGGCCGGCAAGATCACCCCCGCCACCGTGGAATATCACCGCGCCAGCTGCAGCGATACCAACGGCCTGCAGCGATTCCGTGACTTCGTCAGTGCCGCTCCGGTCGTGGCCGGCGATGCAGGCGCGCCAGCAACGCCGGGCAGTGCGGCGGCCACCGCCCTCAATGCTTCCGAAACCTACGTCGCCCAGGCCCTGGGCATCCCCGCCGACCAGTTCAAGAAGGATTCCCGCTGATGGGCCAGATCATCACCCCTGCGCTGATCAGTGCGCTGTTCACCGGTTTCAGCCGCAAGTTCCAAGACGCCCAGACGGCTACCCCGACCGACTGGCAGAAGATCGCCACCCTGGTCCCGTCCAGCTCCAAGAGCACCACCTACGGCTGGCTGGGACAGTTCCCGCAGTTCCGCGAGTGGGTGGGCGACCGTGCACTGAAGGATATGGCCGCGCACGGCTACAGCATCGCCAACAAGTCTTTCGAAAGCAGCATCTCGGTGCCGCGCCCGGATATCGAGGACGATGAGGTCGGCGTCTACGGTCCGCTGTTTGAGGAAATGGGCCGTGCTTCGAGCGCGCACCCTGATGAGCTGGTGTTCTCCCTGTTGAAGGCCGGTGCCGGTACCCTGTGCTATGACGGGCAGAACTTCTTCGACACCGACCACCCCGTCTACGCCAACACCGATGGCACGGGTACGGCCACCAGCGTCAGCAACTATGACGACGGTGATGGCACCGGACCGACCTGGTATCTGCTTGATGTCAGCCGCGCCCTGAAGCCGCTGATCTTCCAAAAGCGCCGTGACTACGACCTCAAGGCCATGGTCGATGGCCAGGACGAAGCGGTGTTCATGCGCGATGAGTATCGCTATGGCGTGGACGCACGCGTCAATGTCGGTTTCGGCTTCTGGCAGTTCGCCTATGCCTCGCGCCAGCCGCTGACCAAGGACAGCTACGCCGCTGCGCGTGCGGCGATGAAGGCCTTCAAGGCCGATGGCGGCCGCCCGCTGGGCATCAATCCGCGCCTGCTGGTGGTGCCTTCGGCGCTGGAAGGGGCGGCGCGCAAGATCGTGGTCAAGGACGAAAGCGCCGGCAATGAGTGGGCCGGTACGGCCGAAGTGCTCTCCCCGGCCTGGCTGGACTGATCTCGCAACCCGACGGCCACCGGCCTTGGCCGGTGGCTTTCTCCCAACCTTCTACTTGACTCGCCATGATCATCATCACTTCCAAGATTGAGGGCTTCCGCAGGGCAGGCGTGGCCCATAGCACCACACCCACGCCCTATGCCGAAGATCGCTTCACCCCAGATCAGCTGGCGCAACTGCAGGCCGAGCCGAACCTGTTCGTCCAGCTGCTGCCCAAGAGTGAGGCCATCCCGGCTCCCGGCTCGATGGTTGACCCCGACGCCGCACCGGAAACGGTCTCCGCTGAGACGACCACCCTCACACCGGCACCCTCGGAGCAGACTGACACATCGGTTTCCCCGGAAGCCAGCGCCGGTGCGATCACCACCTTGCCCGTCGATCCGGCGCCGGTAACGGCACCGAAGGCAGAGGCCAAGGCCGCGCAGAAGGGTAAGGGCAAGTAATGCTGCCGCTGCCGCTCTCCATCGACCTGGTCACGCGCTACGGCGGGAAGGAAATCGCCGATGTGGCCGTGCCCAACACATTCGTGCCGCTGGATGCGGCCCAGATGGAGGCGGCAGCGCGGGGCGATGATCTGTCCGGTTGGCCCGAGGATGAGCGAACGGCGGCGGTGTACGCCCTGGCGCGCTTGGACTCAGCCATCGGCCGGGCCAGCAGCGAGGCGCAATTCTATCTGCGCTTCCGTCCGGCAGATGCCCCGGTGCCGCCGTGGTGGCCCGACGATATCCAGGAGCTGGCCCGCTATCACCTGTACGACCGCGCGGGCCGAGAAGACAGCACGGTGCGATTGCGCTATGAGGATGTGATCAAGCGCCTGAAAGCCCTCATGGATGAAGATGCGAAGCGCGGGAGTAATGAGGAAGGCGCAGGTGGTAGCGCCGTCATCCAGGGCAACCCGCGCCTGTTCTCGCGTCGAACGCTGGGACGCTTGTGATGCTGCAGGCTCTGGAAGATGGCATCGTCGAGCGCTTGGGACAGTTGCGCCAGCACCTGCCTCGCTTGGAGCTGCGCAGCTACGGCGGCGAGCTCGGCGATGGCGATCTGCTGGCCGAGGCACTGCGGGCCGGGCATGCGGTGCTGGTGACGCAGCCCCGAGGGCGCTTTGTCCGCAAGAGCAATCGTCGCTATGCCTTCGATGCGACCGTGCGCCTGGTCATTGGCTCGCGCCAGGCACGTGGCGAAGTCGAAACCCGGCATGGCGTTGCCAATAGTCCTGGAAGCTACGCGCTGTGGGACAGCTGCATGCGCCTGCTGACCGACTGGTCTCCGCACGCTGAGGCCGGCCCGCTGCAACCGACCGACTACAACAACCTGATCAACAGCCGCTTTCAGAACGATTTTCTCAGTGTCATCGGCCAGAGCTTCACGGTCAGTGGGCACTGGACCGTTCCAGAAGACCCCATCGAGCCGCTGTCGGGCATCGATCTGACCTACTACCTGCAACCCGATGACGGGGTGGCCGATGCCACCGACCGCATCGACTAGGAGCACTCCATGCCGCGTGTAATCGCCGCCCCAGGCCTGCGCGTTCCCCGTGAGGACAACCCTCGCACCTACATCGAAGGCAAGGCCGTCGATGTCCCCGATACCACCTACTACCGCCGTCGCCTGGCCAGTGGCGAATTGGTGATCGAGCAAGCGCAGGTCGCGCCCATTGATTCCAAATCCGGCGCCCCGGCCAGCAAAGGGAGCAAGGCATGAGCATCCAGTTCGACACCATTCCGGCCAGCATCCGCAAGCCGGGCGTCTACATCGAATTCAACACCTCGCTGGCGGTGCGCACGTTGCCAACCAATGCGCAGCGCCTGTGCCTGATCGTCCCGCTGACCGCTACCGGCGACGACGCAGCCGAACCTCTGGTCCCGCTGCAGGTGTTTGATGCATCCGCGCTGGCCGAACAGTTCGGCGCAGTAGCCAAGGCAATGGCCAGCGCCGCCATTGCTGCCAACCGCTATGTCGATCTGACTCTGATCGGCATCACTGTGGCCGACGACACAGAGCCGGATATCCAGCCCGCCCTGGATGTGCTGGCGGGGGCTGACTACGACCTAGTAGTGCCGGCCTGGATCAGCCAGACCACACTGACGGCACTGCGCACCCACATCAACACGATTACCGATGCGATCAACCAGAAGGCCTGTATTGGCGTAGCCGCCAGCACCGGCACGCTGAGCGCGGCGACCACCCTGGCCGGCCAACTCAACAGCGGCGCGATCACCCTGGCGCTGCTGCCAGGCTCGACCAGCACGGCCGCCGAGATCGCCGCCGCCTATGCGGCGGTGATTGCCCGCGAGGAAGACCCGGCCAGGCCGCTGAACACCCTTGCCCTGACCGGGATCGCCGTGCCGCCCATCACCCAGCGCCTGACCCGAGGCGAGCAGGAAACCGCGCTGGCCAACGGCGTCACTCCGCTGGAAGTCGGCCCGGGCGAGATCGTGCAGATTGTACGAGCCATCAGCACCTACACCAAGAATCCGACCGGAGCGACCGATATTGCCCTGCTGGACCTGACCACGATGCGCACTCTGTACTACGTGCGCCGTGCCTGCCGTGACCGCATCCGCCTGCGCTTCCCACGCGAGAAGCTCCATGCCGGCACCGCCGCCAAGGTGCGCAGCGAGTTGCTGGACGTGCTGAAGAAGTGTGAAGAGCTGGAAATCGTTGAAGAGGTCGATGCCAATGCGCCCGGCTTAATCGTCGAGCGCTCGCTGCAGGACCCGAACCGGCTCAATGCCCAAATCCCCACCGACGTGGTCAACGGCCTGCATGTGTTCGCTGGCCGCATCGATCTACTGCTCTGACAAGGAACCGCCATGTCCGATATCTACGTGGGCTTGATCGTGCTGGAGCTCAACGGCTCCGAATACGAAATCAAGTCGTTTGAACCCACCACCAAGACCAACCGCAAGGGCGTCAAGACGATGAACCGGCAGGGCCGCGTGCTCGGTCATGCCAAGGGCATCGAAGAGCATGAGCTGCGCTGCACAGTGGCCATCCCCAAGTCGGGCGAACCGGACTGGAAGGGGCTGCTGGACGCCAAGATCACCATCGAGCCTCAGGATGGTGGTGGCAAGCGCGAGAGCTACACCGGGGTGTGGCTGATGGAGATGGGCAGCAAGTTCGGCACCGATGACGAAGCCACCCGCGATCTGACCCTGGGAGCGTTGAACCACTATGTCGAATGACGCCATCACGAAATGGACGGGGCTAACCGTCAGCGGCACGCTGCCGATCGGTGTGTACTATGCCGGCCAGCGCCATCGCAATTTCATCCTGCGGGTAGGACTGGCCGGGGATGTGATCGAAGCCCTGGAGGGCCAACCCACTGCCTCCACTGCACGCATCGCCCTGGACCTGTATCGGCGCCAGCTGCTCCAGCTCGGCGATATTCCGGCCGAGGCACTCACCCTGGACCTGCTCAAGGCAGAGCTGGCCGAGATCGACCAGTCCGAACTGGAGAGGGCCAGCGCTGAACTCACAAAAAAGCTGCAGCCGGCGAGCGCGAGCTCGCCCACTGGCGACGTGTCGAGCACGTCCTCGTCCGGCACGGCTACCGCCTGAGCGAAATCCGCCGCATGACGCAGGCGGAGATCACCGCGCGCCTGGCCCTGTTCCAGGCGGCGCCTTCAACCAGCACCGGTACCCGCTATATCAGCACCGGCAGCGCCCGCCGCCCCCTTAAAGGTCATCCGCTCCCATGACGGACATGTTGGTCAACCTGGTCATCCGCGGCGACGGCAAAGGCGGTCGCCGCGCCGCGCAGGAGGCGCAGTCCGGCCTGCGTGATATGGGCAAGACCGCCCAGGCCACGGGCGATCAGATCAAGCGCTCGGCCGGTGAACAGGCCAAGGCAATCCGTAGCAGCATCACCCAAAGTGCTGCCTCCATGCAGGTGCTGAAGAAGGCCGGCACCGCTGCCGGGGACGCCATCAAGCGTGGCATGGCCGAGGGTGTGCGCGAACAGCGGCGTGTGGGTGATGAGGCTGACCGCCTGGGAGAACGGCTCAAACGTGCCCTGCGCCGTGTCGGTGATCAGGGTGGACTGTTTCGCATCATGGGGCGCACGGCCGTCTCTGAAATCAACCGGGTCAAGTCCGCCTTGGGGTCGATGCAGGGGCGCCTGGCCAGCCTGGGTATCGGCTTTGCCGTGGGCCGCGAAATTGCCTCCAGCGCGCAGCTGGATCGCAACCTGTTGCGCACCCGGCAGACGGCGGGGATGACCCGTGCGCAACAGGATGAATTGCGCCAGACGTTCTGGACCATGGGCCGCCAGAATGGCAACCCGCTGGAGTCGCTGACCACTGGCTTCGACAAGCTGGTGGCCTCGGGGCTGTCCTACCAGGCGTCCAAGGAAGCCATCGGCGCCATCGACATCGGCACCACCATTACCGGTGCCGATTCCAGTGTGCTGGCACAAGGTCTGCTGACCGGTGCCAATGCTTATGGCTTTGACCTGGCCCAAGCCGGCCAGGCACTGACCATGCTGGAAAAGATGATTGTTGCCGGTCGCGCCGGCAACGCCGAGCTGGAGAATCTGGCAGACATCTTTGCCCGCGTCGGCCCGGCCGCGCAGCGCGGTGGCATGGGCTTTGATCAATCCTTGGCCATGGTGGAGACCCTGTCCAAGCTGGAGGCCCAGCCCGAGCGCCTGGCCACCCTGGCCGAGTCCACCACGCGATTGTTTACCAATCGCAACTACATGGTCGAGGCGGCCAAGAGCACGGGGGTGCGGTTCTTCAACAAGGATGGCTCGCGCCGCGACATGCTCGATGTGCTGGCCGAGATGAAGAGCAAGTACGAGAAGCTGGGCACGGACATGCAACGGATGAACTTCGTGTCCAAGGCCTTTGGCAAGGCCGACCAGGACACCCAGAAGGGCGTGCAATTCCTGCTGAGCGGCGACAACCTGGACAGCTTCCGCGACATCCAGGCGCAGATCAGCAATGCCAGCGGCGTGGTCGCCAGCGACCTGCAGGAGAATCGCGACAGCCCCACCGCCGTGGCCGGCCGGGTGCGCAACAGCCTGCGCGAAACCGTGGACCGCATGGCCCAGCCGCTCAACAAGGCGATGGCCGAGGCCGGCCAGTACCTGCTCAACGACCTGAACCTTTCCGGCGGACAGATGATTGGTCTGGCTGCCGGGACTGCCGTTGCCGGTCACTACGGCGGGCGGGCCGGCAGCGCAGTGCTCGGCAAGCTGGGCAACACGGTGGGCGGTGGCTTGGACACGATGAAGAACATCGCTGTCGGTAAGACGCTGCAGGACGCCACCGGAGTCATGCCGGTCTATGTCACCAACTGGGCCGGCGCTCCTGGGCCGGCCCCAGCCGTGCCTGTGGCCGGTGCCGCCGGCAGGACGGCAGCCGGTGGCGGACTCCTGGCTGCAGCCAAGGCCTGGGGCATGCGCTTGGCGGCACCAGCCCTGCTGGCCAGCTATCCGTTGTCACGCTACGCCGGCACGCTCGACACTGGCATGGCCGATCCCACCTTGCGCGCAGACGTCGCCTCCACCCTGGGGCGCTCGCGTGGCAGCGGCCCGCTGGCACGCGCCAATGCGCGCAATCAACAGACGATGCAGCGCCTGGGCGTCACTCCGGAGCAGTACCAGCAGGCCCTGGCCTCGGTGCCCAATGGGCTGAGCTTGCCGCAACGTGAGACAGCCATGCGCGAGGCTATTGCACGGGTGAAGACCGCCGCTCCGGCGGTGCCGGCCGAGTCGGCCCAGTTGCATCAGCAGGCTGCGGCGCAGAATCAGGCAGCCGCACAGCTGCTGGACAATGCCAGCCGTAAGCTGGATCAGACCCTGAGCAAGCCCATCCAGGTACAGGTCACGGCCGATGTGCCGTGGCTGCATGCCGATCTGGGGCGCACCGTCGAGCGTGATGCGAGGCGTGGGCCATGAGCTGGGAAACCGATCTACTCGATGCCAGCTACCGCCAGGTGCCTCTGCAGGTGCTGGGTGAATCGCTCAAAGGCAAGCGTTCGCTGGCCCGCCATGGCACGCCATACCGCAACGGCGATACCGTCGAAGACCTCGGCCGCGAGGCGCTGGTCTTCCAGATGCGCGCGGTCGTCTACGGCGATGCCTATGAAACGGTGCTGCAGTCGCTGATCAAGGCGGTTGAAACAGCGGGTGAAGGCGAATTGATCCACCCCATCTACGGCACCGTCAACGCGGTCGTCGAGGACTGGGAGATCAGCCACGATGCCGAGCGGCCCGACTATGCCGAAGTCGTACTGACCTTTGTTGAGAGCGAGCCCAACCCGGACTTCTTCCAACGCACCTTCCAGACCAGCGAAGGTGCCATTGCCGGGCTTGATGTGGCCGACGTGCGCAATTGGCGCGACCAGGTGCGTGACCTGCTCAGCCGGGTCGATGGGCTCGTTGCTCAAGCGCAAGGCTACTTGGGCGGCGGCTGGGTCGGTCTGGTGGAGAATCTGGTCGGCCTGCCGGGGATCGGCGTGCGTCTATCGCAATTACGCAGCCAGACCTTGGGCGTGCTGGCCGGCCTGGCTGACTTGGCCCGGTCGCCGGCACCGGCCTTTGACCCCATCGCCCAGGCTGCACGCGTGCCGTCCGAGGTCCGTGGCCTGCTGGAAGCCAGCGTGCCCGCCCTGGCCGATGACACGTTGGACATCCGCGCACTGGCCGGGACGCTGCTGCCGCGCGAGGTACCTGGTGCCAACGATCTGCCGGCGCTGGCAGGACGTACCTGGTCGGGGCTGCTTGATGCAGCCCGACGCGGCGTTGCCCCTCCGCTGGAGCCCGATCTACCGCTGGGCCTTCCCGATGAACCGTTGACCGCCCATGCGCTGGGTCTGGTCGTCCTGGTAGCCACCGAGCAGGCGCTGACGCTGACCCGCGCCGTCTGCGACGTGGTCGATGCACAGCGTGTGGAACCCACGATGACGCCCCAGGAAATCGACCGACTCGCCGGCCAGGCACGCGCGGGGTTGCAAGGGGCCATCGGACTGCACCGCCGTCTGTATCCGGTCGAACAGGCGCTGCCGGTCATCGAGCCGTTGCGCAACTTGGCTGCCCTGGTGCAGGCTGGTGCGCGTCGGGTCATCCTCGCGCGACCGCCGCTGATCCAGCGCCAGGTGACCAGTGATACCTGCCTGCGGGCACTGGCCCATCAGTGGTATGGCGACCATCGTCGTGCCACCGAACTGCTGCGGCTGAACCCCACATTGCGTCGTCCCTTCGCCATCGAACGCGGGCAGGTGCTCCATGCCTATGCTCGCTGAGTCGATTCGCCTCACCGTCGGCGGCGTGGTGAATGAGCGCTGGAGTGGCTGGTCGGTGGATAGCGATCTGCTCATCGCAAGCGACGCCTTCGAGTTGGAGCTGCACACCGAGCAAGGTGGGGCACTGCCAGCAGAAGTCGCCGAGGGCGCACCCTGCCAGCTGCAGCTGGGCGAAGACACGGTACTGACCGGTCGCCTGGACGAAGTGGAGCACGAGGTGTCGCGCAGCAGCCATACCGTGCGCATCACTGGGCGTGACCTGGCCGGCTTCTTGGTTGATTGCTCCACCCCGTTTGTGTCCATGCGCGATGCCAGCCTGCAACAGATCGTGGACCAGGTGGCCAAGCCGCTAGGCATCGATCGCGTACGCCTGCAGGTGCCGGGTGGCGCACTGCGTCGGCGTGTGCAGATCCAGCCTGGCCAAAGCGCCTGGGAGGTGCTGCTGCAGGTGGCCGAAGCCAGTGGCGCCTGGCCCTGGGTCGAGCCGGACGGCACCCTGGTGGTAGGCGGACCGGACTATGCGGCTGCACCGGTTGGCCGCCTGCAACTGCGTCATGACGGTGAAGGCAACACCATTACCCGCATCAGCGTGCGCCGCAGCATAGCCCAGCGCTACAGCCAGATCACCGTGCTGGGCCAGCACGGTGCCTTCGACGGCAACGACTGGGGCAACAACCGCACCACCTTGAAGGCCCAAGCGAAGGACGATGCACTGGCCCGGCGCGGCATCTTCCGCCCGCGTGTGGTCGTGGACGGCGCCTGTGACAGCAACAGTCTGGCCGACTCGCGCGCCAAGAAGCTGCTGGCCGACAGCCTGATGGAGGGCTTTGAGGCACGAGTGATCGTACCGGGTTGGCGCGCCAGCGGCGGTGTGGTGTGGGCACCCGGGCAACGCGTGGAGCTGCTCAGCGAGCCACACGGATTGCACGGCGTGTACTTCGTTATGGGCCGCACCCTGCGCCTGACCCGCGCCCAGGGCGCCATCACCGAGCTGCGGCTGCGCGAGGACAGGGCCTGGATCATTGGCGAGCCCATCGCCAAGGGCAAGGCCCGCAAGCGCAAACCGAAAAGTGCCGACGATGGAGAACAGTACCTATGAGCCTGGCCCGCACCATGGCCCGCACGGCCCAGCGCGCCGGCAGCACCGTCCGCCAGGCGCTGCGCGGTATCCTGCAGCGCCTGGACGCCACGCAAGCACTGCCTGGTGCTCAGGTGACCGGATTGGATGGGGAGCAGCTGCAAGTCGAGCTGATGCAGCACTACGGCCTGGCCACCGCGCCACTGTCCGGGGCTGAGGTCATCGTTCTGCCGCTGGGTGGCTCATCGGCACATGGGGTGATCATCGCCAGCGTCGATGGCCGCTACCGGATTCAGCTCAAGCCTGGCGAGGTGGCGCTGCACACCGACGAAGGTGACCACATCTACCTGCAGCGCGGCCGCGTCATCGAGGTCGTCACCGAAACGCTGCTGATCAAGGCGGGCACCAAGATGCGCATTGAGACGCCGGAGATTGAGGCCACCGGCAACGTCACCGCCGAAGGCGAAGTCAGCGATGGCGTGCGCGCCATGAGCGCTGACCGCGCCATCTACAACAGCCATACCCACAGCGGCGTGCAACCCGGCCCTGGCGACACAGCCAAGCCCAACCAGGAACAGTGATGGACGCACAGATTGACCCGGCAACGCGAGACCTTACAGGCCGACGAATCACCACCTTGGCCAACGCGGTCTATCTTCGTCTCATGGTGCCGCTGGGCAGTTGGTTTGCCGCACCCACCCTGGGTAGCCGCCTCCATGAACTGCAGCGGGAAAAAGACGTTTCGCGCGTCGCTGTGCTGGCCCGCCAGTATGCCGAGCAGGCCCTGCACCCCTTGCTCGATGACGGACGGGCCCAGGACCTGGTGGTCACCAGCCAGCAGGCGGGTAACGGTCGTCTCTGGCTGCACATCGAGTTGACCGATGCCAGCGGCCAGCGCCAGACGTTTGAACACCCTGTCAGCGTGATTTAAGAGCCTATCGATGCCACAACCCACGCCCCCCTTTGAGAGCATCCGCGACGCGATCCTGCGCGACATTCGCAATCAGTTGCCGGATGCCGATATTGGCGTGGACAGTGACCACTACGTGCGTGCGGCCGGAGCCGGCGCAGCCATTGAGGGTATCTACCAGCACCAGGGCTGGCTATACCGGCAAATCTTCCCCGACACCGCCGACACCGAGGCGCTGGAACTGCATGCCAGTGATCGTGGATTGAGTCGCAAGCCGGCTGCCACTGCGAGTGGCGCGGCACGCGTCACCGGCACTACCGGCGCAGTGGTGCCAGCGGGCACCCAGCTCCGCCATCCCAATGGCACGTTGCTGAGCACGCTCGCCGAAGCGGTCATCGCCCCAGAAGGCAATGCTGCGGTCCGCGTGGCAGCGCAGACTGCCGGCAGCGCCGCCAACGGTGTGACCGGCCAGGTCACGCTGACCAGCCCGCCCATCGGGGTGGACACCTCGGCCGAACTGATCGAAGCCCTGGCCGGCGGTGCAGACCGCGAGAGCGATGCTGAGCTGCTGGATCGGTTACTGGACCTGATGCGGCGCCCGCCAGCCGGCGGCAATCGCCACGACTACCAGCGCTGGGCCCGCGAGGTGCCCGGCGTTACTGCCGCTTATGTCTACCCGCTGCGTCGCGGCCTTGGCACGGTCGATGTCGTGATCGTTTCGGCCACCGGCTTGCCTTCGGCCGAGTTGATCGGCCAGGTGCAGCAGTACATCGACGAACGTCGCCCAGTGACCGCCTGGGACTGCCTGGTGTTTGGCCCCACCTTGATCACGGTCGATATCACGGCCAAGGTGAAGTTGATCAGCGGCTACACCCTGGAAGGCGTGCAGGACGCCGCCACGCCGCAGCTGGCGGCCGCACTGGAACCGCTGGCACCGGGTGAAACGCTCTACCGCAGTCACCTGGAAGCGGTCATTTCTGGCTTGGCCGGTGTGGTGGACCGCGAGCTAATCCAACCGGAGACCAATTTGACCCCGGTCGTCGATGCCAGCCGCGTGGAATGGGTGCGCTTTGGCAGCGTCACCCTGGAGCTGCTGTCATGAACTTGGCCGAGCTGCTGCGCACCTTGCTGCCGCCAGTGGCCTACGATCCTGCCGGGCGCGTGATTGGCGCCGTCATCGACGCCGAGGCCGGCGCACTGCAGATCGCCGTGGACCGTGCACAGACCATCCAGCAGGCGATGCACCCCGCCACAGCAGGTGATGCCATCGCTGACTGGGAGCGCGTGCTCGGTCTGCGCCCGCTGCCCAGCGCAAGCCCCGCTGAGCGCGTGCAGGCGGTGTTGGCCAAGCTCGGCGAACTGGGCGGCTTGTCGATCCCGTACTTCGTGCGTCTGGCCGCTGCTGCGGGCTACGCCATCACCATTATCGAGCCCAAACCCTGGCGCGTCGGCCATAGCAGCGTGGACGAACCGTTGTACCTGGAAGACGTGCTGTTCGTCTGGCAGGTACGTATCGACCGCCGCCCCCCCAATGCCACCCTGGCCACCGACGCTGCGCTGCAGGCCACATTCAACAACCTCAAGCCCGCGCACACCTTCTGCCAGTTCCTGGAGTCCTGACGTGCACCGCATCGATGTCCCTACCGCCGCACCGACACCACCGCCCAAGCAGGAACCCGGTACGCCGGGCTACTTCACCAGCGGTGACTTCATTGCCGGTGTCAAAGCCACCATCCCTGGAGCGGATTGGTTCAATACCGTCCAGGCCGAGTTGACCAACACCGTCGAAGCCTCCGGCCAGGCGCTGGATCGCGATGATGATACACAGCTATTGCAGGCCATTCGCACGCTGATCAACCGCTCTCGCTATCGGCCGGGTCAGATCGTCATCAGCGCTGGCGAACCCCTGGAAGGCACCCTACTGTGCGATGGCTCAGCGATCTCCCGCCAGGACTATGCCGAGCTGTTCGCGGTCATCGGCACCAAGTACGGCGAAGGTGACGGCAACACGACCTTCAACCTGCCGCTGTGCAAGGACGGCACCACCATCACCCATACCAACAGCGCAGACATTGTTGGCGTCCACTCTGCTGGTGCGATTCTCGCCCATGCGCATACGGCCAGTGCCTCGGCTGTGGGCGATCACACGCACTACATTGGCGTGAACGGGGCAGGCGCGCACACCCACGCCGCAAGCTCAGGAGCGGCTGGCGATCATGCGCATGGCGCATGGACGGATTCGCAAGGGCACCATGCTCACACGGGCGGGACTGCTTGGGCTGGCGACCATGCCCACAATGCGGGCAGTTTTCGCCCTCGTTACTCAAGTGGTGGTGATGCTGGCTTCCACGAAGCCTATGGTGGTGCAGTTGGCACCAATACGGCTGGCGGCCATGCTCATGGTTTCTCCACCGATGGTGCCGGCGGCCACAGCCATAACGTCGGCATGAACGGCTCGGGCAACCACACCCACGAAATCGGCGTTGCGGGAGTCGGCGATCACTCGCATAGCCTAGACAACCGCGGCGCTGGTGCCCATGAGCACACAGTGATCGTCAACAGTACTGGCGGCGAAGATAACTTGCCGGCTGGTCTGCGCATGATGTACTGCATCGCTTACTGATAGAGGCTATCTGAATGAGCTACAAAACGCTTCCAGCGTCGCGCCCTGCCTACTCCTACGACCCCATCACCCGTGAACTTCTGGGCACAATCACCGTGTTTCTGTCGCCCGGCGATGGCACTTACCCTTTGCCGCCGTCTGCGGTGGAATTCTCGCCGGGAGAGCCGACCGGATTGTTCCAACGACACCGCCTGACCGCCGCGTTGGATGCGTGGGAGACCGTCGCCGACTACCGTCACGTCATGCTCTACGCCAAGGCCACTGCACTACCAATTGCCAACACGCTATCCTTGGGCGAGGCGCTGCCCGATGACGTAACTACCACCCAACCGATTGCGTTTTCTCCCAACGATCACTGCCGTAATCAATGGGATGAGGCAGCGGGCGCATGGCGTTCGGTCCCTGACTACAGCGCAACCCCTCTCTGGGAGAAGGCAACTGCCATGCAGGTTGATTCCTTGCCGGTAGGGCGGTCTCTTCCGCCTGAGCTCACCACAATGGCGCCACCGCGTGGCAACCCGGCTCGCATTCAATGGAATGAGTTAGTAGGTGGGTGGTCCGCGAAGCTGGAGTAA